AGCCTCGCAAGTACGCTTGTTGTGACCGCTTTCTCCGCAGTTTGAGCAAACCATTCTCTTTATTAGATTAGTTCCTTGTCTAACACAATTCCCCCTTGTCTTTCATAAATCCGTTTTCATCGATTTAATATAATGAAGATTCATACAGCTACCGTATTCAAAGGCGGATCTGTTACAGATAAAAATAAGATAATAAGCGTTTCACTTTTCAGAATGAAACATAGTTACCGCGGGTTTAGTAAATATCTAGATGATTGTATCCGGTTCATCTCTATTGTGAAGGAATATCTTCCAACATTCTTTCTGCGAATATACATTGATGATTCTGTTTTACAAAATGAAATTGAATTATTGAAAGACGAAACTGTTGAAATTGTAAAATATAGATGCGATACGTTTTGGGATAGTCACACAAAAACACACGAAGGAATTTTCGGAATGTTTGTTCGATTTCTTCCAATGTTCTCCGCACAAAAATTTGATACAATGATTTCAAGCGATATAGATCTCGGACCATTCCATGTCAAAACATTCAAATTACTTGATGAAACTGCGGATAAGATTGGATTCTTTAATACAACGTGCTTTAACCGCTGGATTCCGACAAATATGCCATACAATATATTAGGTGGCGGTATTGTTAGCAAAATAGTATTTCCAAGACAACTTATTATGAAATTTTTAGAACATGTCAGAGATAATAAAATTAAAGCACTTCAGGTGAAATCAACAGACGCGGATACAAGTATGCCGTATGGGATTGATGAATTATTTTTGAACTCTGTACTATTACCATATATTCAACTTCATAAAATTCATGTAGTCACATTCACAATGTCAAGCGTCGTAGGGGCAATGCGCATCGTACTTAAAAATATAAAAGATAAACCGGAAACGGCGGATAAATACATGAAAACATTATTACACTTGAATACGTTATTGTGGACTGAGCCGGAAAAAGTTGACTCACAAATATTTTTCAAGTATGTCAAAAAAATTTTACCAATCATACGGCCATATTTAGAAACGTCAGAATATAATCAATGTGTTAGCGAATATGAAAAAGACCCTGTTTTATTTAGAATGAAATCATACAACTAGCGCATCAAGCCAATTGTCCCAATCCTTTTCCGCAATTCCTTGTTCTTTCAAAATTTCAATCCCCCGACTCTTTCGCTCATTCACATCCGAAATCTCCATTAACTTTGGAAATTCATCTTGAACAATTTCAATTGATTTCTTGAAACTAATCCCGTCAATATATCCTGCAAGAACATTCGCTAAACGAGATAGATTTCCTTCATGACACATTCCAATGTTATCTTCAAGCTCTGTCTTCAAAGTCTTTGTAAGACATTTTCGATCGCTTGAATGTTTTATGAACTGCCACACGGCGTCCAATGTTCTACCATAAATGCCTTCACCCATTCGTTCAGTAACATTGTCATGTTCGATAGTACAATACATTCGCATCATTTGATAAGTCGCAAGTTGTGTCAATGTACACTCCGCAATAACCTCCGACGGAGTTTTTGAACAAGTTGTCTCACTCCACTTATATTCCTCAGGTATTTCCGCAATATTCAAAACTTTCTCAATAATAGTTTGTGTTTGATTATTGACAACTGTAGTGTGAACACTTTGATCATCAAACGCAAACGCATGAATATCTTCATTCACATTTACTCGCGGATTAATACGATTACGCCTCTCCTCATAATATCCAACATATTGGTCATTAGCTAGATGATCTTGTGGTAGAATAACTTGTCCTGCGTTTCTTACAAGTATTCGCTCCTCATAATATCGCCGTATTCTAGCTAATCTTTCTATCCGGCCCAGTCGGTCTTGTTTCTTCTTTGCCTTTATTTCAGCGTCAGGATCAATTCCTGTTTCTTCAATCTTATTTTTCTGTTCGCGGACCAAAATCTTTCTCTTTTCTTTGTACGCTATCAGGGCTTGATCTAAACGATCTTCGTAAGTTTCCTGATCAATTTCATTATTCAAAAGAGATTTCTCCAATTCATTTTGTTTCTTGGTATATTCCACCGCTTTTAACGTCATCAAAGCAAACGCATTTGGACCGTGCTTTTTTACCGAATTATTGTGTGTTCCGCAGTAATCAGAATCAATCGCATGTAAAATTCTTAAATTCGGAGCTGAACATTTGTGTCCAGCATTTACACCACTTAGAATAACCGCGTTACAAGTATTCATTGTAAGTGCTTTAAATTTATAATTTGTTATAAAAATCCGTTTTTAATCGTCAGTATACGCAAAAATTGCAAGAGCTACAATACTCATACAAATCCCTATCCATCGCAGTCCTTTTATTGATTCGCCAAAAATGATAATACCTTGTAATGTAACAACAATATCGCTCATCAAGTTCCATACAAGATTTGTAACTACCATGCCTTCGTAAGACATTGCCTTGAAGAAAATTAGCGGTTCCAACGCATATAATCCAACCGCTATAGGAAGTCCAAATGAGGCAATAATACTTCCATTGCTAACCATCTTCACCGTACTCATCATAAAAATATCTATAATTGCCATCACAGTTCCAAATACAATTGGAAGTGTATTAAACTTGCCAACCTTCCAATTAACGCTTCCAATAAAGCGGTCAATGATGTCCTTTGTCTTCTTCACCATTTACTTATACATACATAGATTTCCAAGTGTCATCTTCGCTTTTTGAATATTTTGTCAATAATGTTTCTGAAATGTTACGTTTAATTGTAATTGGAAATTTAATTTCTGTATAAAAATCGTATTCTTTCATACAATCGTCAGAAGTTACGCGTAACATATTCATTCTAGTCATCATAGTTTCTACACTGCGGATTAGGGATCTGACACCCTTTTCGTTTTTAGAATATTCGGAAATCAAATATGAAATAGCATCGTCGGATAATTCCACTTCGTTTGGCGAAAAACGAAGACGTTCTAGTATCTGTGGCCAAATGTAATTTTTTAGAATAATTGTCTTATCCTTGTCGCTGTATCCCTCGCAATGAATGATGGACATACGATCTTTCAAAATAGGATGAACTTTATCCAAATCATTTAGCGAAAATACAAATAAGCATTTTGAAATATCAAAGTCAATTCCTGAAAAATATCTGTCATGAAAGTGCGAATTCTGGGTTCGGTCGGTTAAGTGAATTAGCATATTAATAATTTCTTCCCCGTGCGGTGTTGCTGAAACCTTATCAAGTTCATCAAAATAAATAACTGGGTTCATAGTTCCAGAATGCATTAATGATTCAACAATTCTACCCCAAGTAGATCCTTCATAAGTGTATGAGTGACCTATAAAATTTGAGATATCTGATGAGCCACCAAGAGAGAAGAACTCAAATGGTCTCTGTAGGACTTTAGCAATCGCATTTTTCGCGAAAGCCGTTTTGCCGATACCAGGGGGTCCTTGTAGGGCAATTACATTTCCAGTAGAATTCGGATTAACAATCCATTGCGCTATAATCTGAAGGACCTGCGTTTTAGCGGGAACCATTCCATATATTTCCTTGTCCATCGTTTTCCGAGCATTCACCATGAATTCGGTACATTTCTTTTTTCCATCATCAATGTGAATTGGTAATGGAACCATCTTTCCAAAAGGAATTTTCATAAAAGAATCTACCCAATTTCGCAGTTTATAAGATTCACCAATATCACTTCCCATTTCAGATAAAACTGATAACTTTTTGATTACGCTTGATTTTGTATAATCAGAAATGGGTAGTTGTAAAATTTTAAACTTATTTGGAACTCCGCCATCTTCCAACGATACATTAGAAACGCGGGTCATTAGCTCCATCAATTCATCTTGTTTTTCCTTTGGCTGATTGTAAAAATATGTTTTCTCATCCTTCGTAAGGCGAATTGGAAGCTTTGGCTTGCTCTCCTTATGAGACTCTTCTTCCTCATAATCCGAATCATCATCCGAATCATCTCCATTAAAAGAAACTATAAACGCTAACTCAGGATATTCATCCTCGTCCGTGGATTCTTCATCCGAGCTAAATAAAGTATCATCGTCAATCCACTCGGTTTCATCCTCGCGTTTTTTCCTGTTGCGAAGATTGTACCTTCTCTTGTTGTTAGGTGGTGGCTTTCCACCACTATCTGTTAGGTCTTCAGAACACTTTCTCTGACGAGGATTCTCCCCAGATGCTCGTTTTGTCATCCTTACTTCAACTAAGAAAGAATTCTTAAAACGTTTACCTTATAAAAGTAATGGCTGACATTGTGGCGCGGAAACCATACCCTGACGGTTATCCTGTGGATGCGTTAGAAATTATTTCTAAAATGTCATTTAGCGGAGGAAAATATGTGAACATCGTCGGAAGCATGGCACTTCGGTCGCAAATTTATGCGGGTGATTATGATACAATTGAAGAAGTTCAGGTGAAATCAATTCATGATACCACTAAAAAATTTAAACAAATCGTTCATCAAATTCAAAACACATCAGCCACATACATTGGCGACATAAAATCCGGCTCAATTGAAGAATGGAAAGTTGTTCACGAACCGTACAACTACGTACAATCTAAGAAAAAACTAGAAGAATTGTATTCCGACAAAATAATCACTCAAGAGGAATACCACCGCGGAATAAGAATGTTGAAACCACATCTTTCAAAATTAGAACTCCTGAATGTACGTCGGGAATTGCGATTCCATATTATCCGCTGGAAACCGGATGAAGTTCTAAAAGGCTTTAAACACTTAGTAGATGGGCGCAAATTTACGCTAGAAGAAGCATTCCAAACTCCAACTATTACAAAATTAGATGTTGTTTCGTGGGTTCAAAATAACCGCTTTACTGACTTTTCAATCATCTATGTTTTTAAACGTGGCTCAAAAATACTAAATCCCGGTATGGGCGATATAGAAAATTCTATTCGTGAAAATATTTTTGTATTGAACCATGAGGGAAACTACTTTAAAATGGCCAAGCGCATGTTCGCTCTCGCAAGACTCAAAAAATATACAAAAATCATGAGACTCCTTAGCGACCTATTCAACGGAGATTTGGGTCGCTTATATATGGTGTACGGTGATCTAGGGACATTAGAAAGCATGTACGAGTCTATTGACCGTTTGCCGTTTGATAGAATAAAATTTGAGTTAGATCAATTCCGCGTTCGCCTTTCAAACATCGGATTACCGAAATATTTGGAAAAAGAGAGTGAAATACTGCGGGAATTGGATCGTTTGATGGAAGTTCATGAAAAACACCACGGTTTAGAACTTATAAATAAATTGAAAGATAAGCTGTATAAACTTTTATCTTACTACGCGAAACAATACCTTGAAAAGCACCATATAATGCCTTAAAATACAAGAGGGCCCTTTACACCACCATCATTAAACGCTAACCCAGTGCATGAGGGTGATTGCTGGCACTTGAATTGGCCAAATAAAAAGGTTAATCGGAATTGATTTCCATACTCCATCCAAGCAGGGCGTGTTGTACTAGGAGGAGTTCCGTTGTAACTTTGGTACACCAATTTTTCTTTAAGACGTTTTGTGTATTCTGACGCATCCCCCATGCTATTCGTTGAATACGTATATCCGGTTAGACCAGACGTTCCCGCATTATTTCCCTGAGATGAACTCATTTGTATCTTACAAAGTAAAGATGTTAACCATTTTAGTAATTTTTATAATTCTTCTCGTGTTTGTAATAGCGAATAAGGATTATATAATACGTGAACATTTATCATCGGCTCCTCCGACGCTCCAGTCGCTGAATAAAGATATTGAGACAACTGACAAAAAACTTTCAAAACTCACAAAAGAATTTAACGAAATGAAAAAACAAGCGTCAGCTCAGGCTCAGGACGCAGCGGCGGCAAAAGCACAACTAGCGGCGATTCACTAGGCCTGAGTCCACCAAGAGTCCGCAAAATATGGCGGTGTAGGCGCATTATCATCCGTTGGGTCGGATTTAGGAGGAGATCCCATTGTTGACCTAATTGTGTCTGGACTTAATAGGTATGTATAGTATTGTAATCCAGCTAATTTGCCGTCAAATCCGCCACCAACACCGGTATGAACCGTTCCTTCATTCTGTTTTGGAAGTTGCGACAAAGAATGATGTGTTTTCAATATTCCATTAATATACACATCTACCGCTTCCTGCCCAACCACAATTCCAACATGAATCCACTTTTTGGCCGGAATATTGGACACAGGAACAACTTCTCGTGCTCCAAATGTATCAAGCTCTACAAGTAAAGAATTTGATAAACTATCTACCATTAACGCGGGACACACTGATGATAAATCTTCAGGACCTTTTGTAAAAATTACCTTTTTCTGACCATAGCGGTATGAGAAGTCATCAATCTTCACCCAGCAAGTATACGAGAATTCAATTCCCTTATCTTGATTTTTGGACCGCGGTAGACTGTATGGACTCGTCACAGTTTTTTTTCCATCAGTAATCGGACTCTGAACCGCGACATACGAGGTCGGTTGGGATTGTGAAAAAAATAAATATGCGGCAACAACCACAATAACTGCGACAATTAAAGACACTGTAACATCCATTATACTTAAAATGGATTTCCTTATAGCCAGTTTACAGATGGCATGAACATCTTCATTCTACATCGTACTCCACGTAAATCCGCGGAATTTCACTGTGATAAACATGTTATTAAAATGATTATTGAAACTGCGCAATTGCTATATTCTGTTCATTGGACTCTTCAAACGCCAGATATGCCGTCAAACGCATATAAGTTGTCTCATAAGAATCATCCGTGCGCTATTTGGTGTAGACAGAGTCTATCAAATTATTTATGGTTAGCATCATTAGGGTGGTGGCTGTGCAAAGAATATCAATATAGATATGGAATTAATAAAACACACAAGACGGAAACCCATATCGTGTGGTTATTAAACAATCCTCCGCACACACTTCCAAATATAGGATTAACAACGTTCGCCCAAGCAATGCCGAATGAATATAAAAACCGCGATATCACAATCGCATATCAAACGTACTATATTGAATCAAAATTAAAACAGCGAAATATTGTGAAGTACACAAGACGCCTCCCTCCGGACTTTATTCAAAGTGTTTGATAATGGAAGACCAAATTTATGAGTCTTTAACAGCCGGAGTTCGTAGACAAAAACATAAGAAAGGTATTTTTATTTGTGGCGCTGCGGGAGCCGGTAAAAGCACAACACGTGATACATTCCTTAAAGATGCGGGAATAAAAACAACATTTGTGTTATTAAATATTGATAATATCAGACCGATCGTTGGAAGTCATGAAAAAGCAGTTGAAGTGTTGAAAAAAATAATGGATAGAACTATTTCAGACGGCTATTCGTTTGTATATGATGGTACATGCCGAAATAAGGGAGAAATTTTCAAATACATGGATTTTATTAAGCGGAACGGTTATGAAATAATTATTGGAATTGTTTATGCTCCATTAAATATAGCCCTTCAAAGAATTGAACAGCGAACAAATCAACCGTTAGATATAAAAATAGCAAAAGAAATTTATGAGCATGTTCAAAATTCTGTAGAAAAATTTATGAAATCAAATTTGCCAGATGAAGTGTATCTATACAACAATACTGAAAACATAAAATTAATTTTTCATCGCAAACATAAAAAAATATTTTGTAATTTACCAAATTCAAAATTCTACTTTGATGTATCTAATCTTTGTTGAGCGCGATTTGTTAATACATAACGCTTATTATCGAGATCATAATACAGTAATTGTGACGGTGAAACGGTATGTCTTGTTATAGGTCCGCTTAGATAAAGTTTATCAATTTCATCATCATTAATTAATACGGCTCTATCTTTTCGCAAATTATTAATAAAATCATTTACTGCTCTCTGAAGTTCTTCATTATTTAATTCATATATATACCTCTTATCGCCATACCCAGAATTAGTAAATTTTAGATTATATTCAATATAACTAATAAAATCCCGAATAACTTTATCCGTCTCGTCGCCCGTTTTTAATGTAAAATAACTACGATATTTCGGTAACAGAAGAGTAACAATAATATTACTATCCATGTTATATTCAGTAGTATAATCATAGGAAGGCATTGTATAGTGGATTGTAACATCCACCACTTAACATCCGTTTTCAACATTAAAAAACTAGTTAGCTAGTTTTTAATATTGATGATCTAATACGAACGGCCTTACAGAAGATGATGTTGGTAATTCATTTTCTGTAAACTGTTTTGGTTCCAGTTCTCTAACAAGCGATGCAGTTGCCTTAACATATTCTTCGGATTCGAGATCATAATAAATTCGTGATCCGTCATTATAATTAACAACCGGGTTACCCACATAAAGCTTTTTGAACTCGTCTATGTCGTCAATATCGTATACCCTCGCTTTCTTAATTCGGTACCATTCCAGAAACTTTACCGCATAATCGCGGATTTCAAGTCTTGAAGCTTTATATATTGGTGTTTTATGAACTGCGTACTCTTGGGATTCATATGACTTTATGAATTGTCTGGTAACATCTTCCAAATCATATTCGCAATTGTTGTAATAAACATCAAATTCATCAACCAAATAGTTTTGAATAGTTTTTAAATCCATTCCTTAATGTAGATTAGATTTGATGATTAAAAATTCCGTTTTCAATGTTAGAACGCATATTGCTGTACTTGTTTTCCTGTCGCATCATACAGTCCAAACTTTACAGAGTACCCTGTAGTTGAGGACGCAGCGGTTGGACCTGTTGAATTTTTACAAGATGTTCCGGCTGACCAGAACGTTAGGGCATCATTTGGTGTTAGCATTCGCGGATAATGATAGAAGTCGCATATCTTCCCTGAAAATCCGCCGTCCGGCGTTAAATGGATATCACCGGATGCTGGTTTAGGGACTCCTGAGAGAAAACACGATTTGACCAGCTTACCATCTATATAAATATCCATATTACGCCCAAAGACGGTTACACTTACTGAAAACCATGTTTGTAGCGGGATATTTGGTACGTCGCAAGTGAATACGTCATCGGTGGATCCAGAATGACCGGCCGGAGCTGGTGTTGATTTTCCAGAAGAGCCTTCTTTGTCTGGAAATACAGAGACAGATACTTGTAACGCATTATCTGTTGGATGAAGTGAAATATTGGGGTTTGTTACTCCTCCGCCAGTTGGATCAGCGCGTTTTACAATGCTCTTCGTTTTACCATATCCATAATTCCAATCCTGAATATACATCCACCATTGAATACCGTATGCCCCTTCACTTTCTCCGGACAATGGGGCATTATTTCCGTGTATAGTCGCTGTGCTGGACGCGTCGTGAATTCCAGAAACTAAATTACCGCTTCCTGACCCTCCAGTAATATAACTCCATAACTTTGAAAACATAGGAGGAGATGGTTGCGATACTGGTGCTTGAGTGTTCGGATTTTTAAGCAATGTCGGCAATGTAGGGAATATTCCGCCTTGTGTACCGACTGTTGTCTGCATTGCGTAATATCCAACATACCAAGATACTTTTAAGTAGTTAACGGCATTTGGAACCGGCGGACCGCTTAATCCTAGATTTGTGTAACTTACGATGAAGGATGGAAGTGTAGTAGTTCCCTGAATTTGTTGACGAAGATACGCGGATACATCCACAGTTACGTCGGGGCTTCCATCTTCTTTGAATGTCCCGTAAGATGCGCTATCAATATATAATATATCATTCACGCTTGGTAGTGGAGTTGGGTTTGACGGCAAAAATATAGTTCTCATTCCTAGAGAACGGGCAATTAAGTCGTAGATAAGAATTGCAATGACAATTACAACGCCGAGCCCAACCAAGCTTCCGAATGTGATGAACGTGGTTTTCCAATACCCTGTTTTTTTGGATTGTTCTTGAATAATTGCTTGTGCTTGTTTAACCGCTTGTTCCGATTCACGCTGTAGTGCTTGAACATATGAAGCATCGTACTTTGCTGCCGCTGGATCTAACCTAGGAGCAGAGGGCAACTGAATCTTTGCTGGTTTTCCTCCCATTTGTATGAAATCGCGAAGTAAAAAACGGACAGATACACAGAGATGTTGACAAAGTCAATGTATTGTAATAATTGTGGACAGCAGGGGCATGTGTTTAGAACATGTAAAGATCCAATAATATCGGCAGGGATATTATTGTTACGTGGAATGTTTGAGCCGACTAAGATTCCGTGTGATCCGAAAACAGTGAGTGTGTTGATGGTAAAGCGGAAGGATAGTATGTCGTATGTTGAATTTATGAGAGGTAAATATGATTTGGATAATATGGAATTCATTGGAAAACTTGTATCAAATATGACACAGCTAGAACAAAAGTGGATTACTGAAGAAAGTTTTGAAACTTTGTGGAATAAACTTTGGGGTAATAGCCGTGACGCGCACGGGTTAGAATTTGATATTGCGCAGGAAAGATTCAACACGTTGGACAGAAAGGCGCTGGTATCACGGCATCCATCGCCATATCGCGACCCAGAGTGGGGATTTCCAAAAGGTCGTCGTATGCGAGGAGAATCCGATCTTGACTGCGCAATAAGAGAATTCTTTGAAGAAACAAACATTCCCAAGGAAGCGTATAAAGTATTACCTGAAGTATACTTCACAGAAGTGTTTGAAGGAACCAATAATGTAATGTACAAACACGTGTATTATGCTGCTTTATTGGAGAATTCAAAATATATCAACTTGAAACAGAAATTAACTGTTACACAACGGCGGGAAATATCATGTGTGGATTGGAAGACTATTTCAGAATCAAAATCAATTACGCGTCCTCATTATGTTGCGCGACGCACGATGATAGAAAGTGTGGAAAAATACATTTCATCTAAGTAATGTGGATTTCCGTAGCGGTGGTATATGGTGTTTTAGCAACTGCTGGATTTATTATATCTATAATTTCTAGTCAATTACAGTGTTCGAAGATTGGATTTCTCGAATCTTTGAAGCAGGGATTCTTCTCAGCTCTTCTTCCAACAGCGATATATGCCGCTTCTATATTTTTCGAAGCCGTGAGAAGTCCATTCAGTAATACGTTAGAAACATTCGGGCTTCCCAAATCTACATCAAATATTGTTGGTGTGGGGTATCTAATCATGCTTGGAATGTGGATAACAACTGTATGGAATATACATTACACTGAAAAGAAAGTATGTGTTGCTACAGCGGATGAAATGACGAAATTCAAGAAAGATTTGTTGGCAAAACTTCAGCAAAAAGAAGAAGAGAAGGAGAAAGTATAAAAAATTCTTTGGAATGTTAGATAATGGTTAAATACTCAAACCAAAAAATTCCAACTTTGAAAATACCTGAAGGAACACTTCTATTCCGCTGTGTAGAAACCCCCGAGGGAGATTTTGAGGGTGTTGATGGATGTTTTCCACCGCAATATAACGTATTTTTCTATTTTGCTCCATTCGTAGTAGACGGGATTCATTGGTTCAATAATATTCCAAATATCGATGTTTACGTAACAACTCGAGATTTAAAAATTGTTTCATTGATTTCTCCATCAAAATTCACTCGCGGAACACGGTCACAAAAACGCCAATTCATGATTCCATGTACAAAAACCAGAAAGTCCTGTTTAGTTCCAAGACCATACGACCCATGCTTTAGAGAAACTTTCATTGAAAAACATCCATCAATATTAGGCTGGATCGCTCTCGCTAGAGATGATGTTATAGAATATAAAAATTCTGTTAAAAGCGGTGTAATATCACAAGAAAAAGACCAATTAGTTACACAAGTTTCAGACTCACGGGGAGTTTCCGGACCGCCAGAGTTAGCAATTTATCCTTTGAAAGAAAGACATTTGTCCGATATTCAACCTCCAAAAGATATGTCATTGTTTAACTATAAAAAAATCATAACATTGCCAAGGTCCGGATCGTCAATGTTACAATTCATGAATCAACACGCACAAAAAATAGAAGGAAAATGGTACTATAAATTCCAATGAAAAACATATACTACAGTAGAACCATCTGATAAACGGTTTGACACACCAACCTTAATATCTGGAAACTCTTTTGAAATGTTATGAATAAAACTATTTTCAAGCAGTGCAGATTTATAATCGAATATTAATTCCGAATAATCAATTGAATAATCACAATTATAATACCCATCCATTGCTCTTTCCTTAATAACCTTTGTTGCATTAGCAACGTGTTTGATAAGTATCTTATCAACCATATTAAACATGTTAAAATTATCAGTCATATAACGGAGTTCTTCAGCAGTGATAGGCATTAATCGCATTAATCCTGATATGTTTAAACTATGTAGTCCGCTGTCGCTTATTACTTGGCGCTTCTTATTCCCGTACGTTCTATATATACGAGAATCCGTTATTGAAATCTATCACGTGTATCTGACATCGCACGAAGTTCTCGGGCTGTGGTAGGCATTTAATACTAATTACATAGATATCTTTAAATGCCCCAGCAATTACGTCATCCGTGCGGATGTATTGAAACGATATATAGACCGGACCCTGCTTATATGTTTATAGAAATGTGTTCTCAACATTTGGCTATAGCGAATAATCCAGAACGTACACAACCGTTAAGTACGATACTACCGCCATCACGAATACCCATAGCCACACAGGGAATACCGTTGAATCCCTTTGGCCAGTTCCAAATGGGCGGATTCGGCCATCCGGCCCAAATGCCAATGCCGGCTTCAAATATAAGAACCCAGCGGTAAGAAACAGGTAGATAGATATCATCCACAACCGAGGATTTTTACGAAACATTGCTTCCATTGTCAATATAAGTAGAGAATGTATGTCCTACCGAATCGTAAGGCATTTTCGGATGCTATAACTAGAACATTTCTAAAATACCGAGATAAGACTGCAGATCTTTCTCGAAAGGGGTTTGACCTTTTTACTTACCAAAAAATGGTTCGCGATTATCTTCTTATTGAAACACCATACCGCGGGTTACTGTTTTACCACGGCCTCGGTTCCGGTAAAACATGCTCTTCTATCGCAGTAGCCGAATCGTTGATGTCAACAAATAAAGTATGGGTATTAACGCCGGCTTCATTGCGTGAGAACTATATTTCAGAAATTCGTCGCTGCGGAGACCCCGTCTACGCCATTGACCAATATTGGGAAATGCGACAAATAAGAACCGACGACGACAAGGAAAAAGCCAAGGCAATGGGTATTTCAGATTCTTATTTAGATAAGAATCTCCGCTATTTCGTTACGATTGTTGGCCGAGAAGCAAACTTTCGGTCTTTACCGCGAGAACAGCAGAAAGGAATTGATGAACAAATTGACGACGTAATTCGCCAACGATTTAATTTCATTAATTACAACGGTGTATCTTCTCAAAATGTTGACAAAATTCTTCCTCCGGACCAACCGGAATTGTTTCATAATTCTGTCATAATCATAGAAGAAGCCCACAACCTTATAGGAAGCGTTGTGAATGAACGCGGAATTAAACAAAAACTGTATGATATGATTTACCACGCAAAGAATACTAAAATTGTGTGTTTGTCCGGTACACCGATCATCAATAAACCACAAGAGATTGCATTTCTAATGAATCTTCTACGCGGTCCGATTGAACGGATTAGCATTCCGACAAAATCGGCAATCTCGTGGGACGAAACTCTCATGACAAACTTTTTTCGTTCAATCAAAGATGTTGATACAATAGAATACAATTCTGTAAAGCGGATTATCATGCTAACACGCAATCCTCCATATTTTGAAAGCATATACAATGAAAAAGCGGAACGAATTGCTGTCCGCTACAATAAGGATTTTGAACAAGTAAAAGATATCAAACAATGGACAGATACATGGAGACCGCAATTTCAAACACTATTTGGCGGAATTGAACTTGTAGATAATCCCGAACATATGTTTGTCGAAGAATTAGAATGCTTGCCAACCGATTATGAACAATTCATGAATACATTTGTTGATGGACTTTCTATCAAGAACGCATTGCTATTTCAACGCCGTATTCAGGGACTTGTTTCATTTTTTAAAGGTGCCGATGAATCCCTATTACCGCGGAGATTGGATGAGGATAAGACTTTGCAAAAAATTGAAATGTCGGATGTCCAATTTTTGCGGTATCTTGAGGAGCGTCATGAAGAAATTAGAAAAGAATCAAGAAGAACACGCATGAAAACAGACTTAAACGAAAATCTTGGGACATTCCGAATCGCAACTCGTTTGATTTGCGACTATGCTGTGCCATCAGAATTAAAAACTATAACCGTGGACGGTGAAAGCGAAGATACACTTGTTGAAAAACCAGAAATTCTTAAAAAATTAAAAGAGAATCCAAAAAAATATTTATCAGAAGAGGGGCTGAAAGTGTATTCGCCAAAAATGCTAAAAATGTTGACAGATATGAAGGAAAGTATTGGAGAATTCAAAAATCAACTTGTTTATTCGCAACACAAGACATTAGAAGGTCTTGGAATTTTTGGAGCAATTCTAGAAGCGAACGGATTCCAACAATACAAATTAATCAAAAAACAGGGAATATGGGAAGAAGATCCGACAATGAAGGCCGGAGTTCCGGCATACGGATTGTACACTGGAGAACAAAGCGAAGAAGAACGTTCTTTATACCTTCAAATATTCAATGAAAAATATACAGACAGCTTTCCACAAACTCTAAAAGATTCGATAAAAGAACATCGTTTATGCGTGTTCATGATTTCTTCTGCCGGAGCAGAAGGTATTACAACAGCAAATGTACGCGAAGTCTACATCATGGAACCACATTGGAATCCGTCACGTATTGAGCAAGTAATCGGACGTGCTATCCGCATTGGGTCACATTCTACGTTGCCTCCAGAAGAAAGAACCGTGCGAGTTAGAATGTACATTAGCGTATTCTCTCAACAGCAATCTACCACAAACGAGGGACCAAACATCGTAAGCATTCGCAGAAATGACATGGTTCTAAAACGATATGACGGCACAGAACCATACCCATCGTTTATGAGCTCCGATGAATTCCTATATGAAGTATCATATGAAAAAGGAAGAATCATCAAAAATGTTACTCATTTATTGAAGCAGTCCGCAGTAGATTGCGAATTACATCGTAAATTACATACTCGCGAAAAACCGGTAGTTCAATGTTTAAGATTTGATACAACTGCGGGACCGGAAGATCTCGCATATAAGCCAAATTATAAAACAGAAGAAAAAGATACGCTTTATAAAAGAAATATTACTCGCCGATCTAGGAAATTACAAATCGTAAGAGTGAAAGGAAATATATTAGTGTTGGACCCTGATACGAATGAAATTTTTGATGCGTCTGCATTTCAAGATACACAGCGATTACTGCGGTTAGGAACACTTACAAAGGCCGGTGAAATACGCTTTTTTACCTCTGTAGTTTCATAAATGAGTAGTTTTAAATCACCCTACGCCGGACAGGCGAATAGTGGACAGAGCAGTGGAAGCCCTCTTTCAAACGGTAGTCAACAAACACGTGGATTAAGCGCCGGAGATTGGACGCGTTTACAAAGGTTACGGGGTGCTAAAACTGCGGGATATGGTGCAACTGGGGATTTAGTTACAAATGCAGACCTTGCTCCAACAGAAGCGTCCGAAATCCCCCGCGGAAAAGCCCTTCTAATTCCATATGAGGCCGCAGGATTTCACAGAATTGTTCGACCGGCCTCAAAGTGGACGGACTATATAGCATCCCAGCGGGCAGATTATGTTACGCAGGGAAGAACAACTGCCCCAGATGGAACTGTATTAAATGGTTCTACATTATCTGTTACTCAATTATGTTCCTGCACTACGACCGTATTGAATACAAAGACTGGAGTATGCCGTTCATGTTTTGCTCCACGATATGCAATCACATATCCGTCCGGAAGCCCTTATACTGGAATTAACCCTGCTATACCGATAATGTCAGTATTTAAACGCTGGTAAAGAATAAATGCCGACACCTGACGCATCTGCGTTTACTCGTCAATCAAAATATAATGCCATTATGGAACGTGGTCTTGGAAACAACGGGACGCAAAAAGTGATTACTCACTTATACCAATATGTTCCGCGAACAACTGGGCTTCCGGACTTTTTACCATCCTTTACAAATAAAATCGTAAGCCCATATACGCCATTCATAAAAACAACCGCTTTAAAAGCGAATCAGAATTATTCATATCCAGTAGTTCCAGGATATAATAAGTCTGGGTAATAATACAATATGCCCTATTCGTTCGCTAGAAATCCTGCTCCTATTGATAAAACGAAACAAGGTGGAAAAATTCCAAGCGCATCGGTGAATACAACAATTGTTGCGCTAAAAACAATTGCGAGTGTGGCTACTACAGGTGTAAAGGCGAATATAACAACAAACGTATCTGCGGTAAGAATTGCAAATGTAGTTGTTAATTCTATTAACACAAATAAGAATAAAACTCATTAAAACTCTTCATTCAAACGAATAACCATATCCTCTTTATTCAGTCCAACACCTGGTTTAGCATACTCAGAAACCTTCTTTTCGAAGAAATTTGTTTTCCCTTCTAGCGAAATAAGCTCCATAAAATCAAATGGATTCTGTGCTTTATAAATTTTAGGAGTTCCTAATTGAACAGCAAGTCTATCCGCTACATATTGAATGTATGTTGTCATATCTCTCGCGTTCATTCCAATCAATGAACACGGTAGAGCCTCACAAATAAAGCGAGTTTCACGTTCTACGGCAGATTTAATAATTTCATGTACTGTTTCAGTATCTAATTTATTTTTAAGTGTATGGTACAGCGATACCGCAAACTCTGTGTGTAGTCCCTCATCGCGGGAAATAAGCTCGTTACTGAATGTCAATCCAGGTAAAAGACCACGCTTTTTCACCCAATAAATCGCACAGAATGAACCTGAAAAGAATATACCTTCCACACACGCAAACGCAACTAACCGAGTGGCAAAATTATCAGTAGATTCAATCCACTTTACAGCCCACAACGCCTTGTCGCGAACACACGGGATTTCATCAATTGCTCGAAAATATTTTAATTGCTCATCTTTATCTTTCACATATTGATCAATAAGAAGCGAATAGGTCTCCGAATGTATTCCTTCCATAGCGTTTTGCATACCGTAAAATAGACGAGCTACTGGAGACTCAACATCCTTTTGAAAACGCGACGCTAAATTTTCTTGAACAATCCCATCTGAACCGGCAAAGAACGCGAGAACGTGCTTAATGAAATACTGTTCATTTTCAGTTAGTTTATCCCAATCGTCCTTATCTTTTGAAAAGTCAATCTCTTCAACAGTCCAAAATGACGCAACTGCCTTCTTGTATAGCGAATATAAGACCTGTTCGGTCGGCTGAATCGGAAATAACGTATAACGCTCGCCTAATGATGCCATATTCATACTATGCGAAAAGGAATTAAACTGTTTACTCTTGTAAACTACAATGGCAAACGATCCGTTTTCGGGCACAAATACACGTAATATTTTGGAGCATTTAATTTCTCCAAAAATCGTTGGACCGACCGGAACTAGCGGATATCAGGTTCAAACAGACCTTATCAATATTGATACAGCATACCTCAATAACGCTGTTATAGCGAATAACCTTCGTGTTTCTGGAAATACACAACTAAATACTCTTTCGCTAAATGGTCCTATTCAAGTGACCGGAGTTGGCACAAATACGTTTGCCGGAACAATATCCGCTTACGATCTCGACGCAACTCACAACGTAAACGCTTCAAATAATATAGTCGCCGGCGGAAATATTACTTCCACAAATGGAATTGTTACTCAAACTCTTCAAGTGAAAGCAAACGATATTATAGGTTCCGACGGACAGTCATTATTAGTTGGAAGAACAGGATACACTGGGACAGGTTTATTCACGAATATGACTGTAACAAATGAACTTGTTGTCGGAGACGGTTATGGAAGCGGTACACTTCTTACACAAGATCTTCAAGTTTTAGGAAACGATATTACAGGATACGATGGAACATCCATTCTAAATAACGGAGTCACTGGAACCTATCAGTATTTTAATATCAATCACAATCTCGTAGTTGGAACCGGATCAACTGGAACAACTGTATTGAATGGTTCAACTACTGTAAATTCAACTCTTACCGCTTCTAACCTGAATACAGTCTCAAATTATAATCCATATGGTGTAGGATTTGTAGACTACATGATACGCAATTCAACAAGCAATCCAAGATGGTATCTGGGACGATTGGGGGCAGAGACCGGAGGAAATAACGGTTCAAACTTTATTTTAACCGCGGTATCGGACGATGCGAACACAAAAACAGTTGCACTTTATGTATATCGCAATACAAGCGATATTCTTTGCGGTAATAACCTCACAACAAATGGTTCACTGTACGGAGTCACATGTAACGCAAAATCATCGGTAGATGGAAGTGGTGCCGGAATCGCGGACTTTGCGATCACTACAAACAATAATCAGAGATGGTACATTGGTCACCGCGGAAATGAGACTGGAAGTAGTTATGGGTCAGATCTTATTATAAACAGCATTTCAGATAGTAATACTGTATCAACTCCTCTCACAATTACTCGAAGTAATGGAAATGTAGCGCTAAGTAACAATTTAACAGTTGGAGGAACAACAACAACCGGCCCATTATCCGCTACCGGGACTGCCAATTTTTACGGAAATCTCGTAATGAATTCTGGATATGAAGTGTTTCCTACTGGAAATACTGCGGTCTGTTTAAATTCTGTAGCAGATGGTAGCGGAAATAATGGTGTTCTTTATGTTGGAGGATATAACGCTGGCGCAGGAGGAACTCCGGCAACTTCAAGCACAACTTCCATTATGACCTCAGGAATTCAATCATTGGCACCGGGTGTATCTGGGGGTGCGTCTGTACAATTGGGTTCCTCCACTGTAACAATAAATGGCGCAACAACATTGAATGGATCTTTGACGTTGGCATCTCCGAGTTTAAACCAAATAACAACACCATATCAACAAATTTCACAAGGATTAATCATCGGTGGACCTCGCAGTAGTGGTGGACAGCCAGGTGGTGTAATGTCTTGGATCAATCCGCCGTCTTATACAGTTACAAGCCCAGTTGGAAGCGGGACAACGTATACAATAAATATTCCTTCATTGGATTATGATTTTTTCAATTTGAACTTTACTCCGGCAACAAACAGCACAATTACATCTACATGCTCTTTCGTAAATGCCGGTCCAAGCGGATTCTACAAAAAAATAATACACTTGTGTGGAAGGTCTGGAACCAGCGTCACTTGGAATTTTAATTCAACTCCAGTCGCAAATACTATTTCATTTACTACAGGGTCTGGAACATCGTGGTACGCGGAAATTGAGTTGGTAGCATATCCAGTAGGTAGCGGTATGTCATATGCTAACAACTTGTTATGGAAATATGAGAGGTAATCTTTCCCGCGATTTTGTGAATACTTAAGGTGGATACGCCGGATGCTTCTGAAATAGTTTTCATTTGAGTTTTTGTTTTTAAACCCAACACAGACGCTATCACTCCAGCAACAATTGTTTTTGGAGTGTGCTCAAATTCATCCTCCGATTTTGTAGAAATTTCAAATAATAAATCCATAACTTTATTTCGAGAGTCATCGTTCAAATTTAATGAAGCGCATAAACGTTCAGCGATTCCGATCTGTGTTTGAAGAACAGTATTTTCTGTTTGAGTAAAATGCGTAATCGCTTTACAAAGCGAACGAATGTTTACAAGAAATAAATTTGCGATTTCTTCATGACTTCTTGGAACTCCATGATTGCGACACGCTACGAAAACAGAGGCTCCCATCATGGCACGACGCGTTTCTCCACGAACCTTTTGCGCTTCCTCTAATTGTTTATATAATCCACATGCTTCCATAATAATCGCCTTCGGAAGTCCAGCGTTTGTACAAGATAATTGGATTGCATCAAAGATTCCCATCCAAGAACGCTGACTGTTTGAAGATAGCGACCAACACGATAATCGCTGAATCGCTTTCATTGGCGAATTCGGTGGAATACCTTTGAATGAAACTATAGAGCCATAAGATGATTCAGGTAAAAGTTCTGATGTTGTGAATCCTGTTCTACATTGGTCTTCTCCTTTGTTGTCTTCATAATTTCTCCATTCAGCGCCTTCGTCTATCACTTGATCAAATATTATTCCGCAATATTGACACACATTTTGACCTTCATCAATAACTAGAGAATGATTACACTCCATCTTGATACTTTACCGAAGTATCCTTTTTAGGATTCGTTTTACGCGGAATTGGTGTATAAGATAAAGACATATCTATAATAGATCCGTGCGCTGGGAATAACTTTCCAAAATGAACTCCGAATAACTTATCAAATAAAAATTTAAGCTTAGAAGTCAATTCATCCATAAATACAAAAATTGCAAATACATAGAATATTCCAGAAATATAACTGTCAACCAAAATATCCAATTCCTTACGAACTGCAAAAAATGGAGGCGCTATTTCAATTATATGCGCACTCCAAAACGCAATGATTGCCAATATTCCAATCTCCAAAGATACATCCGCTAATTGAAAAACAGTACTTCTATCCTCTCGCCAAGTTTCATCGTAAGAATCAAACAAATGATATAACACAAACGATATTAACACACCCAACAACGTGTAAAAAATTGCGAGAATTATTGAATTCAAAGTCACGAATCCAGTTTCTTTGTAATTCATACGGACCATTATTATCAATAACAAATAGTTTTTGATAATTCCTTCCAATCCCATTCCTTATTAGGAAAATTGTTAATCAGATCTGTAATTACTTTAATATCGTGCTTCATCCTGTAACATGCCTTAGAAATATCTAGTTAAAATCTGTTTTCATTGCGTCAAAATATACTGGATCATATGGTACCGGACGATAATTTGTAGCGAGAATAGGTTTTCCTAAATCGCGGGTTTTCGTTGGTTTTAGCCATGATATTACCAAATATTTTCCTTCAACAACCCATACCCAATATCCCGCGGTTGAAAATTCTTTATAGAGAAACTCAATTGCTTCTTTAAGTGAAAAAAGCGGATACCCAAATACGTATGTGGGCACTTCAAAAACAATATATGGCGCGTTTGAATTATGAATTGCCTGTTGGCGTATCTTAGCTTGAATTTGTGAAATTACAGGTGTCATCGCAGCCATTCTGTTTTCTCGGCGCTGTTCTTGCTCATTCCATACGTCACGCGCTCGTAACATCTCCTACTTACTAATAGATAAGAATGTCTCAATTTCAAAAACTCGCGTTGGGGGGTGGAGGAGTAAAAGGTATTCTACACATCGGTGCGTTACGAGAACTTTCAAAACACCAACCGTTATATTTTCCAGAAGGAGTATATGGATCATCTATCGGCGCAGTAATCGCGACATACATTGCGTTCGGGCTCCCAGTCGATGATACGCTGGTTGAATTAACTAAAAAATATCTATCATTATCAAACGTTATTCCAAAAGTATCAATTCAAGACGTTTCAAAGGTTTTTGCATCTAAAGGAATGTTTACAATGGATGTATTTGAAGAAGCAATCGTAAATATGTTTTTAGAACGCGGATTAGATGTTCGGAATAAAGTTATTGGAGACGCAACTATGCCACTCTACATCATTTCTTCAAACATCACAAAAGGAATTCCTACTATTTTTACTAAAAATGTTCCGGTATTAGATGCTTTAAAATGCTCATGCTGTCTTCCGGCGCTTTTTCGTCCTCAAGAACTTTACGGGCAATTATATCTTGACGGTTGTGTGTTTACGCCGTGTATTTCAGTTCACGCAAAAGATGCACTCTGTTTATCACTCAAAAAACCATCTAGAAAATATATGACTGTTCATAACATTCACAAAATATCACCATTCACATACATTCACGAATTGTACGATATGTCAATGAGCTATATACACGATATTCAAAAAACAGAAAATACAGTATGTCTAAAATACCCTAAATTACATACAGAATCGGATTTGGACGACTTTGATTTGAACGATATTTTAAATCACGCGGGAATTATTATAAAAAAATATTTAACTAATAAATATTTAAAATGATATATTTTTAAGTTTTATGTTACCAACAATAAGTGTAATTGAATGGATTTTTACTGCTAATATTAGTAGTCCAGAACAACAGTTTTCTTTTTTTGGATTAACTGAAACTTCTAATGAATCACTTTCTCAGGTCCAAGAGCAGACTTTAAAAACTCTTTAAATGTATCAACACTCGGTCTTCCAACCATTTCGTAAACCTTATCTTGTGTTTCTAATTTGAATGTTGGGTACGCATTAATACCGTATAAAGCGGATTTCCCCTTATCACTATCCGCATTGATTTCTTCAAAAATGATATCCTTACCGCCATATGTGTAATGAGAATTTTTGGTTAATTCCTTAAATGATGACCACGGCGTCTGTGCGTTTCTACAATGCGGACACCACGTTGCGTAGAAAAACATAAATCTTGCTTGATTTGGCTCTAAACTTGAACTTGTGATTGGTGGAGGTTTAACAATCATTTTAGCACCCGGCGGGACTTGGAAAAAAACATAATACAATAGAATTGCGGATACTACAACTACAAGTGATACGAGAAACGCTTCAAGTATCATTCTCTTTACGAAACGACGGATACAAAACTTTTACATCATTTCGCATATTCTCAAAATATCTCTTATATGCGACTTCCGGATATATTTCAGGTTCGCGAATCATACTCCAAGCTATCTTATAACTTTGGCGCTCCGGCTCATACGGTTTACGAATTATTCTATACCATGCTCCCTTATGTCTTACAACTTCCATTATGTATTAAATACTTAAAAACGGATTAAATTCGTTTTTAGGAAGGAAACGATTAACCAAGATGAGCAAAAGCATTGATAATATTCTAAGCGATGTGTTGGACAGTTCGTATCGTTATAATATGACACGAAGCGTCCAAATTCAAAAGTATGAAATCAGAAGAGACAACGATAATATTCTTATTATTGAAATTATAACAGAAGATTGTGGTTCAACACCAACCGTG